GGGGTAGTAGGGGGGTACATCCCCCCGTTGGCACACAATTTCCCCAACAAAGTCCGATTTATTGGACACTGCACAACATAGGCCGTCATTGTATAATATAGTGCAAATTTTTTCAACACCCAACAACATAGGCCAGGCATTGTATAACACAGTGCAAAAATATCACACCTATAATTGAACAAAATATGTTTACATAAAAAATTAGGTCGGACTAACTACATATTATTTACAAAAAATTAATAGATTGTTCACAAATTGCATTTCAATACTTGATATAATGTGAACACATTAAAGGAGGTGAGTGGCGTGACGGAAAAAGTTAAAATGAAAGACCTATGTAAACAAAAATATAGGGCGGTGTTAGAAGAAGGTGATATAAGTTCGATATCTTTTTGGGAACTGATTTGTTTTATAGCGAATGCTAGTTATAATGAGGGGTATGAAGATGGACAGCAAAAAAGACAGATTACAAAATCTTAAAAGGCATTTGAACGGCTATCGCAACTGGTTGATTAATATAGGTGACAGGTACGCCGATGTGCTTAATACACCTGAATTAGCTTGTATCGAAATTGAACTATGTAATATTATAAATTCACTTAATAATTGTATTATGTATTTAACAAAAGGAGGATTTAATGGTAGATTATAAATATTATAAATGGAGTGATATCTTGGGGTTTTTTCCTAATATGAAATATCACCATACGGCAGTAAAGCCCTATGCCAAATTAGATACAGATTTTAAACCGTATCGGGGGTATTACGGTATAGGTTTTATTAAATTTGAAAAGACTAACGACAGAAGAAAACTGTTATGTCATTACTATTTAATTTATAATTATAAATATGTATATGTGGAAAATATCAATGAGCGTTCACACGTACGTTATTTTAGTAGAAAAGTAGATATTGAAAAATATATTAGAGGGTCTGAAAAAGCCGGAACAAAATTAACACTTAAACCAATTACTATAACTCCCGATTTTTGGGGGATTGATTAATGAGTGTTAACATTGATTATGTATCGGGGCTTACTCCGGGTGAGATATCTCGTATGAGTACGGTGGAAATACATAATTTATTACAATACTCAAGAAAACGAGCAAATGAGCGTTTACGCCGTCTTGAAAAAGCGGGGCTTGATATTATATCTCCTGAATATGGATTAGTTAAGGCTGGAGGGAAACGCGGTCAGGGACGAATTTCAGGCCGTAAACAGTCACGTGGGTCTATGATACGTGAGCTGATGAGAGCCCAAGGGATATTAAGAGCCGAAACGTCTACCGTAAAAGGAGCTAGAAAATTTAAAAAAGGTGTAGAAGAGCGTTTAGGTCATAGTCTTACTAATGAACAGTTTAAAGAACTATTTTCTAAATATGATGAATTTAAAAACAGTCATTATGCTTGGTTTGCTCAATATGGAAGTGAACGACTGCAAAAACTCATAGCATCCGAGTTAAAAACGGGGGATATATCAATTGACGATTTATTATCAGCCGTGAAAGCTGATTATAAAAAACAATATGTAAAAGGAGAATAAAAAATGTTGAACGTAGTAATTTTAGAAGGCAGATTAACAGCTAAACCGGAAGGAAGAAAAACACAGAAGGGAGACCCGGCCACGTTATGGACAATGGCGGTTAATCGTGATTTAAAAGAACAGCCGTGTGATTTTGTAGACTGTGTAGCGTTTGGGAAATTGGCATCTATTATTTATAACAATTGTGACAAGGGCACTAAAATTATTGTACACGGTAGAATGACGGTAAGAGACTACACAAATAAAGACGGTAATAAGGTTAGAAAGACCGATGTAATTGTAGACCGTTTTTATTTTAGTGATGTGCGACAGGTGGAGCAGAGCGACAACGACATTATACCCTTTTAATGTTTTATGCGGTTATACTCGGATATAGCCGTATGGGAGATAGCACAACAGTTTAAAAATGTAGACATTATAGAATGTAAAAAGATAAAATATTATAATTGTGCTTGTTCATTTGATATTGAAACATCGTCATTTTATATTAATGATGTGGAAAGAGCTTGTATGTATGCTTGGGCGGTTTGTTTGAACCGCCTTTGCATATATGGCCGTGAATGGTGGGAGTTTGTTGAATTAATTAATACCTTACATGATATTCTGGACACTGAAGACAAACATTTGATTATCTATGTACATAATTTAGCCTATGAATTTCAGTTTATTAGACGTTTTTTCAGTTGGTCTGATGTGTTTGCACGTGAACGGTATAAGCCTATGAAAGCGGTTACAACACTAGGCATAGAGTTTAAATGCTCATATTTTCTAACTAACTATTCTCTTGCCAGTGTAGCTAAAAATCTGCACAGTCATAATATACGGAAATTAAAAGGTGATTTAGATTACAGGCTAATCAGACACAGCACTACCCCGCTATCACAGGCCGAGCTTCAGTATCTTGAAAATGATGTGTTAATTGTAGCGTATTTGATTGAGGAGGAAATAGAGCGCAACGGAGATATAGCGCATATCCCCTTAACCGCAACTTCTTATGTTCGGCGGCGTTTAACTGAAGCTTTTTACCCTAAAAATGATAAACGGCAGTGGCACAGCTCTTATAGACTAATACACAGTCTTACAATTAGCGATGTTGAAGAATATAAACAGCTTGTCAGGGCGTTCGCCGGTGGGTTTACGCATGCTGGATGCTATTACAGCGGTAAAACTCTTAGAAATATTTCAAGTATTGACTTTTCAAGCTCTTATCCGGCAGTTATGGTACACTATAAATATCCTATGAGCAAAGCTAAATATTTTCGTAGGTGTAGCGAGGAATATTACCGGTATTTATGTAAGTATTATTGTACTATAGCAGACATTACTTTTTATAATATCGAGCCTATCTTTTATAATGAAAATATCATATCATTCAGTAAATGTTGGAATGTAGAAAATGCATATTTAAATAACGGTCGTGTATGGTCGGCTGATAGATTGACTATTTCTATAACCGAGGTGGATTTTGAAGTTTTTGAAAAATTTTATAAATGGTCTGACTTGGAAATTGTCAATGTACGAACATATATTAGGGGTTATCTTCCTAAACCGTTTATTGAAACTCTCGCATATCTGTATCGAGCCAAAACTGAGCTTAAAGGGGTAACCGGAAGTGAAATCGAATATATGCACGGCAAGGCCGATTTAAACAGTACATACGGTTGCACCGTTACAAGCATTGCGCCCGATGTGATTGAATATAATACAGAGTGGACTAAAAAAGAACCCGACTTTGACGACGTATTGTCAAAATATAACGCTAAAACTTTACGGACGTTATATTATCCTTGGGGTGTATATGTAACAGCTTATGCGCGGCGTAATTTATTTTATGGTATTTTAGAGTTTGGTGACGATTATGTATATTCAGATACCGACAGTATTAAATGCCTTAATTACGAAAACCATCTTGATTATATACAGTCATATAATAAAAGGTGCGTAGAGCTTTCACAATCCATTTGCCGCCATTATAGTTTGCCCCTTGATACATTTTCCCCTACAGATAAAAAAGGGCGTGTACGTCATTTAGGCGTGTGGGATTATGAGGGGGTTTATACTAAGTTTAAAACAATGGGAGCTAAACGGTATTTATGGAAAAAAGAAGATACTACTTATTTTATGACGGTATCGGGTGTGAGGTCTGCGGTGGCAATTCCTTATTTAATCACATTAAGCGGAGAGCCGGAGGATAATTTCAATGAGACTCTTAATTTACCTGCAGGAAAAAGCGGAAAAATGATACATACATATATTGACGATGAAACAGAGGGGGTTATAACCGACTATCTGGGTAATACAGGATATTTTCACGAATTATCTTCAATTCACTTAAAGGAAAGCGGCTATGATTTCAGCTTAAAAAATGATTACATCAAATTTTTAGAGAACATACACAATAATAATATAATTGATAATGGGTTGACATAATACAAAAACAACTATATAATCAGAAATAAGGTAAGCCCCACATTGACAGCGAATAAAGTGGAACACAGGGAAGCACGGCCGAAAGCCGCCCGACACTTGCGGAGTATGCTAACCGCGCTTGTTGTCGGTGTGGGGAGCTTCCATTTAAGGGGGTGAATTTACTGAGTAAATATTATAACGGTGCCGGAGTACTTAATGCCGGAATGCCTATTAATTTCTGTGTTGGTAACCGTTCAACAGGTAAATCTTATTATTGGAAAAGGTACGCTGTCCGTGATTATCTCAGAAACGGAAACCAATTTATTTATGTAAGGCGTTACCAAAATGACATAGATTTAGTTACCGACAGTTACTTCAAGGATATAGGGCAAGAACCCGATTTATTACCGCACAAGTTGGAATTAATTGACAATACTTTTTATTGTGACGGTGAAGTTATGGGAAATGCTATCAGTTTATCTACAGCATACAAATATAAATCAGTACCGCACGATAATACTAACACAATAATAATTGATGAATTTCTCCCCGATAATCTTCAATATCTTAAACCGATGCGGCCGACATATGAGCCGGAACAGGTGTTAAATTTATATATGACAGTAGCACGAGGAAGGAATAGACCAATACGCGATGAAGTAAAGGTTATATGTATTGCTAACCTTGTTACCCTATACAATCCATATTTTGCATACTTTGGTATTGAGCCTACAGGACTGGGTCGGTTTAAAAATGACGGTGTATATTGTGAGATATTCAAAAATAATGAAATAGCTGAGGAAATTAGAAACAGTAAAATAGGCAGGATATTGGAGAAGACAACTTACGGCAGTTATGCACTGGATAACGCCGCATTACTTGACAGCAAGAGACATATAGTAAAACGGTTGCCGGCTAAGGTGTATGTTTGGTTTTGTCTCTGGTTTAATGACTGGTATATGTGTTATATAGATGATGAAGACAATATATATTTTAAAAAGGGATATGATAAGACAGCAAAAAACAAATATGCAGTAACACCACCGGAACATGATATAAACATACCGTTATTCACTGGGACGGTATTAAAAGCGGTTAGGCGGTATAATGATTTAGACCGCGTTTATTATTTATCAGGCGAGGCAAAAAGTAATATAGGAGGTATTTTATAATGGACACAAACGAAACACAGGAAATTCAGGACTTGACGGCGGGACCGGAGGAAGAACCGGTACAGACTACGGAAGAACTGGCACAGCCGGAAACTCAGGAGACTGAGGAACTGTCCGAGTCTGAATTGGAAATCAGGCATTTGAGAGAGGATATTAAACAGTTACGTGAATACCTCTCAAAAAAATTCACCGAAAGTGAAAGGGGGGATGCAGGAGAAACAGACCCAATAGAAGACTATTTAAACAGCGACAACTCATTAACCCACAGAATTTTAGAAAAGTATGAAAGGATGAAGTAAAAGACAATGGCATTTAATACAACTAACAGCACATGGTCTCAGGTTGCCAATAAACAGGCGTACAATGAAATGACAGCCGGCAATCTGAACAGTAAAACAATGGTCACTAAATATGACCCGATTTACAATAAACTTGTAGAGCAGATTAGCTATACAATGTATAGGAAGCTGAGGTATACACAGAATTGGACTAATTTAGGCCGCAATGCACCTGAAAACGCATATCCCGGTATACTCAGAGAGCTTGTAATGGCACAGCGTAAGGGTATGAACTACGCTATGGATAATGAAACACGTCCTACCAGTCTCAATAGTTACGCAATATATGACGATGAGATAGACGTTAGATATCATAGCGCACAGCTTCGTTGGATGTACCCGTGGACAATCTACGATGAAGAGCTGAGACGTTTTAGCGGTGGTAACGGTACTACAATAGCTGAACTTACAGAAATGAAGATGATTAACGCCATTAATGCTCGTAATCTCTTTATGGATAACCTCAGAAAAGAAACGCTTAAAATGCTGATACAGAATGCGGCTACACCGTTTAATATGGGAATTGATATATCCGATTTTGATAGCCTTACAACGGATAATGCTAAGAAATGGCTCAACTCTATTGACAATCTTTTGTTTACACTTCAGGTAGGTACATCGCTGTACAACGGTAACAACTACTATATGCAGACTCCGAAATCTGACCTTGTTGTTGTAATCCCCAGAGAGTATTACATGAATGTAATCAGAAAGGCATTCCCCGATACATACAACCCGGAAAGCTTCCAGAACATTTTGCCGGATAATCTTATCCTCATTGACACTCTTGGTTCTGCCGAGGTGGCTAAGACCACAGCGGCTACAACTCCGCTTGTACCGACTTGGGACAGCGTAGGTACGAACCTTCTTAATTATGATAAGGATGCTGATGTTACAATTCCGTTTAATGCTGATTATCAGGCTGTAATTATGCATCGTGATGCAATGGGGTTCGAAGATAATCTTTCTGAAACACTGTTCGGCCCGAAGGATATAGAGAAGTTAGCTACGCCGGTAAGGTCTCATTTCTGGACTAAAGCATATTATACCGACTTACTTCCCTCTATAGTAATTTCAAAAAGCGCCGAATAAGACTAATTTGAAAGGAGAACTATAATGGCATTAAAACGTATATTTAATATGAGGTATGCAGGTGGCAGTAAATTTGATATTTTTAATGTAACCGAAACCATTAGACTTGAAGAAGGTGGCTCGGGGGTTAAGATTACAACAATTAACGCCGGTTCAACGTGGACCAGTACTAATCAAATATTCGTAGGTGTGTATATCGGTAATACACTTATCGCAGGCGGGGCTAGTGCTTCTATTATAGGTAATAATAACGGTTTTTGGTTCAGAACTGACAGTTCCGGAGATTTGATGTTTACTGAGAGCTTTATTCCTAATAGCCAGACGACTTTTGAATTTTATGCAGATATTCCCGAATCACAGCCCTCTTCAATCAGCGTAACCGGTAATCTTGTGGAAAGCGTTAAAGTCAATAACGGCACAGCGCAGTCGGTGCCTTATACGTTTGACCTTAATTCAGGTAGTAACACAATGGTAATTGAAGGGGCACCCCGACTGGAACAGCTTGCAATTGAGGGCGATTATGACAGTGTTACATATGGCAGTAACTCCTATCCGAAACCGGCAGACATTACGCTTGACCCCGCAACATCTGTATTAACCGTAGTTAACCCCGTAAAAGAAATAACAGTAAAGTACACCGACACGGATGAACCGACGGTAACGGTTACTACGAATATGTAACAATTAACTACACTAATACAGATGAACCTATAATTACTTAAAAGAAGGTGAATAAATGGCTAGCGGCCAGATAAAATTTAATGCCGACAATAATAAAACCGTAACCGTTAACGGCTCGACTTATTCAATAAAATGGCCTGATACGTTTCCCGAAGGATTATCAATTCAGATTAATGAAATTGAGGTTACACCGGGGAGCACTACCCAGCTAACCGATGACGCGGTGGTAACAATGGAAAGCACCGTGCCTACAGATACAACACTTACTGTTACATATACCAGTGCAGAAAGTGTTACGCTTGACAGCCAGCCGGTTACTAACGGGCAGAAGGTTACACTATCTAAAGGTGACCATACAATGGATTTTGTGGGAGCTAGTGCGATTCCCGAAGTTCAGATAAACGGAAGCGGAATACAGTCATTTACTGTAAATGGCGGTGAGCATCAGTCTACAGAGATTCCGTACACTTTTACACCGATAGCAGGACAGGTTAACAGTGTATATGTAACCGCCGCCGGTGAAGGCACGGCGCATCTTAATATGGTAGGAACAAACATAGCAGAAGTAAACGTAAATGGTACACCGCAGAAATTACCGTTGTCTATGGATATTAATGGTACTACCAATATAGCGGTAGCGGGTGAAGTATATCAGGTTGACTTAACATCTCAGGGCGGTGCTGTTATTAAAAACGGTGATGCTATGTTGACCGACGGCACTACCCCGTTCCATCGTATCATAGATATTACTCAGGATACTTATATTAATGTTGATGCAACCCATATATTAACCGTTACGGGTGAGGATATTAAGGAAATACGTATTAACGGGCTTAAGTATGAACCCAATGAGTTACCGGCAACAATACGTAACAGAGCGATGACAGCTACAGTTGATATTGTGGGTTATGACCCCAGTGAGATACACATCACAGGCAACTACATCGAGACTGTTACACTCGACGGAAATAATATACCGGTAGGCGAAAGCGGCTCGGTTGACCTTGAGCTAACAGCACGTGAAGAAAATCACTTTGTTAATATCATAGGAAGTCAGCCCCGTGAATATGGTATTACGTGGAATGATAACGGCGGTACTAATCTCTTTATGGACGGTAAGAAGCAGACAAGCGGAACAACATCACTTATTGAAAAAGATGTATATGTATCTGCTAATCCCACGCCCGTCCCTGTTCACATTGAAGCTACGGACGATACTGTTATTTCAGTAGACGGTAAACGCTGGAATGTGAGCGACTTTACAATACAAGTAGACAGCGCCACTGAGCTGGATATATTTACCGAAACATGTAATATTACAGTTGACTACGGCGATAACAGTTACAGCCTGTTAGTCCCTGCAAGACTGGTTACAATTACAGCTCCACATCGTGACGGCTGGATATTTGACGGCTGGAGTAGTGATAATGTAGGTATAGTCAATCCTAAATCCGTAAAATGCAATATTGACCTCACCGGCAAAAGCGTCGCTAATCTGGTATGTCATTATCAGCAGTGGGAGACCTGCAACAAGCCGAATATCTGGAACTAATTTGTATGGTTGAAATTATAGTTGCCGTTATAACGGTTATCGGCGTTATTTTTTCAAATTACTTTTCCAATAACTCCACCCGAAAATTAATATTGTACCGGATTGACCAGCTTGAACACAAGGTTAATAAGCATAACAACTTAATTGACCGTGTTTACCAACTGGAAAATCGAGAAAATATTATAGAAACAAAAATTGAAAGGCTTGAAAAATGAACGATATCGACATTTTAATTAATTGCGCCAAAGACGAAGTAGGTTACACGGAAAGCCCCGTAGGCTCAAATAAAACAAAATATGGTAAATCATACGGCGTTAATGGCGTACCTTGGTGCGTTCAGTTTGTATGGTGGTGTTTTAGGCAGTCTAATTTATCCCCTCTGTTCTACGGAGGGGGTAAGACTGCAAGTTGTGGCCTGCTTAAGACGTATGCGGTAAATCATAATCAATGGATAACGTCCGATTATAAACGCGGAGACTGTGTTATTTTCGATTTTGCCAATACAGGAAGCTACACTGACCATATAGGGATTGTGTACGATACAGATAATACATATGTATATACAATTGAAGGTAACACATCGTCCGGCGTGACCGGGTCTCAGGATAACGGTGGCTGTGTCGCACTTAAACGCCGTAGTAAAACGCTGGTACATGGAGCTTACCGCCCCTTATACAAAGGAGATGACATAATGACCGGAAAAGAAATATATGATGAATTACTAAAGTATACTTCTTCGTTATCAATACCCGATGACGTTAAAGAAGAATATGAAGAAGCCGTTAAAGCCGGAATAACAGACGGCTATAATCCATGTCAGCTCGTCCCACGCTGGCAGGCGGCTTTAATGGCCTACAGAGCTAAACCTAAAAGAAAGGGGAAAAGTAAAACATGAACTTTAACGATATTGTTACGAAGATAACAAGCAGAAAATTTCTGTCTGCTATAGCAGTTATAATTGCGGGTCTGTGTATGGCGTTCGACGTTGACCGTGAAACGATTGAAAGTATAGCAGGGGTACTTACTTCCCTAATAGCTACAGTTGTTTATACGGTAACAGAAGCGTCCATAGATAAAGCTGATGTACAGAATAAAACCGACGAAAGGGGTGGGGAGTAATGCCCTACCCCTCCTTTTCGGGCAGTGTAGATATTTCAATTTGCTGTAATACGCCTTACGATATTATAAATGTACCTATAGTATCACAGATGATATACGAAGAAGCCGGGCATAAAGTAGATACAACCGGCTATATGGTATGGCAAACACAATATCTATCTAGCATAAAAGTCAATATAGATAACTATGCCGACATACAGGGAGCCCAGTATATAGTTATCTATGATAATAAAAACGATGATGTATTTGAATACTGGTATCAGGTATTGGGCTTTAAAATGGTGTCTAATAAGACAGTAGAATTTACAGTGCAATATGACCCTTTGCTAACATTAAACATAGCAGATATTACAGGTGTAACAGGCTTTATGAAACGGTGGAGTGTTGGAGACGATAATCCGCTTTTATGGATTAATACGCCCGAACCCCTAAACCGTGCAAGCGATTATGTTTACTCTTACACACGTCTTAGAGGTCATATAGCCGACCAATTAAAGTTTAATTCAATTACAGGTTTTCCCTATAATATGGCGGCTGACGGAACTGTTACGACATATTTTCCAGTGGGTGAAGGGCTAGACGCAAAAAATTATGCTATACCAAAATTCAGTAACACAACCCCAACCGAGTTTGGACTTATAGACAACTATATATCCATAAACTCATTTGAGGACGGATTAAAGTATTTTGTATGGAAAAATAACGATATCGTAAAAAGTAACTACTCAGCCGCTATAGGATATGGTATGGACATAGGCGGCGTAGGTTATTCACTACCACTAAGCCCCTTAATTTCATATAATCCGCCAGACGGAAGCGCAGGGTACAACTCAATTACAGGCAATGTTGGGCATTATGATACTGACCATGTACTAGAGAAAACCGGATATAATAACCGTAAAGCCGGTGAAATGGGTTTAATGTTCACACTGTATAATGAATTTACTGGCGATAGTGTTACCGTACAAAACTACGATATAGCACAGTATAACAAACTGTCAGTGGATGTATTATGTAATCCTTATGTTACCGGTTGTTTTATGGCGCGTATTCACGGATATATGGATGATGAAAACGGTAATACCGGCCTTGTTCGTTCGTGCGGATGGGCTCCTGTCTCGTTACAGTCAGGCGTTGGAGCTGGCCAGTTAATGAACGACTTTAATTTAAAAGCCGCACAGGACGTTGTTACAACATCAACAAATATGGCTAATGCTGGAGCTAATCTTTCTTACCAGTATGCAACCGATACCTATTACAATAATACCTTACTTAACGGCCTTGACAGCTTCTTGTCTACTATGGGCAATCTTTTCACCGGCAATGTGGGCGGTGCTGTCAGCTCATTTACCAATTTCCTTACGGGTGATATAAGACCGCGTACCGCATATGAATATGCCGGACAGGAATACTTGCTTACTATGCAGAAAAATGAGGCTATGAAACAGCTCCAAATGAACAAGCTTGCGTTTCAGGGTAATATTAACAGTGCTCAGCCCCCTGCAATCAAGTACGCTCAGGCCGCCGCTTATTACGGTACCGCCTATGACTTTTGTATACGTGAAACGTCCCTAAGCTCTTTTGACCGGCTGAGAGCTGATACTTTCTTTACGGCCTACGGTTATAACGTAGATAGCTATATGATATCATCGTTCAACTTCTTAAGGACCCGTGAACGGTTCACGTTTATACAGGCTGATGACGTAAGAATTATAGACACATTACGTCCTAACCTTTTACAGAAGATTATGGACTATCAGGCAGTACAGTATATACAAGACCGTTTCTCGGCAGGTCTGCGTATCTGGATGAAACGCCCCGACTATGACTACAGCACTCCTAACCCCATTAGAGCCGGATATACTCCAATAGCCCCCGATGTATGGGAGCCTGATATTCCCAATGTTGTTGACCCTACGCCGGTTGAGCCTTTCCCCGAACCGTCTACCAACGCACAGCGTATTATTAATACAGCATTAGCCGAAGAAGGAGTTAAAGAAACCGGTATTAATAACGTAAAATACAACACCGAATATTACGGACGTGAAGTCAATGGGTCAAAATATGCTTGGTGTGCTGTATTCGTATGGTGGGTATTTGCCCACGCTGGATTATCTGAGTTGTATTGTGGCGGTGCTAAACAGGCAAGCTGTACCGAAGCACGGAAATATTACGAACGGCGTAATATGAATATAGACCCACACGATGCACGGCCCGGCGATTTAATATTTTTTAATTTTGGCGGAGATGCTTGGAGCATTTCAAGCCATATTGGTATATGTGTAAAAAATAACGGCAACAGCTTACAGACAATTGAGGGTAATACATCTAATAATAAAGTTGAAATGAAAACCCGATATTTTAGTACAATAAACGGAGCTGCCAGACCCTATAAAGATTAAAAAGAGGTGATTAAAAAATGGGTAGAAGAAGATGCAGGGGTGAAGGACTGCCCCTCACAATGCCGGATAAAACCGCCGAATATGCGGGCTATCAGTGGGATTTAGATAAACCACAGTGCGGAACATCCCAAATGTTCCCCATATTTAAAGACAGTATATACAGACTTCTTTTTTCAAATTTCAAATGGTACGGCCTATCTGACAGTGAAGCTGAAGCTATAGAGTGGCATTTAATAAATGAAGGCCGTGTGGTTGCCGTAAAGTCTGAATTTAATCTAGAAACTCAGTCCCCCGATGGTATATTCATAGGTCGCTGGAATATGGAAGGAGTAAACCCCCGTTATGACTTTTACGGTAAGCCGTTGTCTATGGCGTGTTCCGGCCGAAACGGTACTATAGTACGAACCGACACGCAAGATAATTTTACAGTCGGCTATGATACTAACGCCATTACAGTAAATCAGCAGATGATACGCCCCATTATTTCATATACAGATACGCTATGCTATATGCTGGATAACGCGTATCAAGCATTAATGGTAGCCGCCGAAACCCGAAAAGTAGGAATGGTGTTCCAGTGCTCTAGTCAATCATCTGCTAAACTGCTCAGAAGTGTTTTAAGTAAAAGGAGCGATAATAACCCCTACATTGTAATTACAGGCGATATATCAAATGAAGTTGAAGTATTATTTAATAATAATGCATCGGCTATTGCTGAATATCACCAGCACTTTATGAATATATGGGGTATTGTTCTTGATATGCTGGGACTTGAAAATAATCAGCAAAACAAAAAAGAACGGGTTATCGTGTCTGAAATGGAGCTCAACCGCTCATTGTCCCGATATATAGGAGCTGACCGACTTAAAGCACGAAAAAAGCTAGCCGAAAGATTATCAGAATTATATGGCACTGATATTCAGGTGGAAAACTATCTTGCCGCTATGATAAAAGAAGAAGGCAACGACGCTAATATATACGGTGAACAGGAGGACGTAGACAATGCTATACAGTGAATGGGCTGATACCTATGGTTTATACCGGTGGTACAGAAAAGACGGCACTCCGCGCATTCTAATGCCTCTGGACGGGAATTATAAAAGTATATATGATATCGTTACCAGAGAAGCAGACTTAAAATTTAATTGTTTTGAAATTCAGGATATGATATTTTTTACTAATGAATTTCTTAGCGAAGTGTCTACTGCGTGGATGAAATTTAAAACTGAGCTTGAATTAGTAACGGGTACTTTGGACGGAACTAACATTGACCCAAATGTGTTTGAAGCCGGTTACGACCGTACTACAACACAGACAATAACGGGCACTGTAGGCGTTAGCGGTACTACCGATACCAATATAAATAGTAATGATACAATAGGACTGAGAACGGATAACACGAAAGTTGACACCTCAGATAAGGCGAGAAACATACAGTATAATCAGGGTGTACAAGCGTTTGACACTGAAATAACAAACGATGATATAGGCGAGCTTGGCCGCAACTGGGCTAGCGGATTTTCGGATGCTGTACAGCTTGGAGACCAGACTACGGAATTTAAACAGGGTGAACAGGAAAATACATCCTCACAAACAAACAAAAGTACAGGTACACAAAATACTACCTCAGAAAATAAATTCAGTGAGGAAGTCCACGAAAAGCGAATTAACTATTATGATAACCTTGCTTTTCTGCGTGACCGGTTTGACCGCATAAAAGACGTAAAGCCGTTCTATGAGTATTTAATGCCTTGCTTTAAAACAATAACAGTTATGTCTAAAAACTGGTAATAAACGACAAAGAGCACCCACGGCCATAAAAACCATGGGGCTCTTTTT